GTCACTTATCCATTCATTCGATTTGGAAACATCACGCCAAGTGCAGACGATACAGATGGCAGCACAGGTGCAGATGTCAGTTTTGAAATTGAGGCGTTTTCTCAAACCACGGGTCGGGTAGAGGCCACACAAATTGCTGAAGCTGTCCGCGCGGCACTTCATAGATCAGAAAGCAGCGTTAGCCTCACAGGATTTAATCTCATTGAGATGCGTTGCGAAAATTACGTTGTCACAAGGAATGCAGATGAACGCGGTCACCGCGCGAGTGTCATTCTCACGGCAATGCTTGAAACAGCCTAACTGGAAAGGAAACAGACATGGCGAAGCAATTAGGACGTTCCCTATTGATAAAAATCGGCGATGCTGCATCACCAGAGGTGTTTTCAGCATTGGCAGGGATCAATTCAAAAACTCTGACTGTTAACAACTCATCGATTGATGTGACCACACCCGATGCGTCTTCACCTGGAGGTGCCTTATGGTCGGCGTCACTAAACGGACTGAAGCAAGTTGCTTTGTCTGGTGACGGTGTATTCTTGGATGAAACAGCCGAAGCGCGCCTGAATACTGTGGCAATGGCTGCTGATCCTGTCGCAAACTTTGAGATCGTTGTTCCTGACTTTGGAACGTATGCAGGCGAGTTTCGTTGCACATCTTTAGAGTTCGGTGGCGAGACAGAGGGTGGTGTTACATTTTCAACGAGCCTTGAAAGCAACGGCGCGGTGACGTTTACGGCTGCTTAATTAAGCGCATGAAGGTATTTACCTAACAAGACGTCCAAAAGACGTGGTTGTTGACCGAATCGTGCGATTTTCGTCAACTTCATCCCGTGACAAAAAAAGGATGAAGTAAAATGGCAATGCAAAAAGTTTTAGATGATGCAGTATCTGCCCAAGATGCGCCCTTTCTTGTTGGTATGACTGGAAACGCACAGGGCGTAACTTGGTCTGGGGCATCGGGAGATGCAGCACCTGGCCTGTCGGCAGCGACAGACACTGTTTTTCGTATATTTTCAATGACAAAGGCAGTCGGATCGACAGCTGCAATGATCTTGATTGATCGGGGTGAGTTGGACTTCGATACGCCTGTTGAAGACGTTCTTCCAGAATTTGCAGACATTCAGGTGCTTGAAGGCTGGGACGGCGATACGCCAATGCTTCGCGCACCAAAGACTAAGGCTACCGCGAGGCAGCTTGCCACGCACACGTCGGGTCTTGAGTACGAGTTTTGGAACCCTGGACCTGGACAATTCATGGAAAAGACTGGAGCAGTTACGATCCTTTCTGGGCTAAAAAGTTCGCTAAATTATCCAATGATGACTGACCCTGGGACGCGTTGGGGATATGGAATTTCGATTGATTGGCTTGGATTGATGGTCGAGAAGATCAGCGGTAAGCGTATCGATGAATTTCTCAAGGAAAATCTTTTGGAACCACTTGGGATGTCTGACACTGACGTCGAGGTAAGAGATCACATGGCTTCTCGCCTTGCTGGAGTAAAAGCGCGGGGCGAAGATGGACAGTTTGTTGACTTTGATTTAGCACCACCATCTAACCCTGAAGTCTATGGAATGGGCCACGCGCTTTATTCAACCCCTGCAGATTACATGAAATTTCTGCGGATGTTCCTAAATCGAGGTGCTCTAGATGGTAATCGTATTTTGAGCGAACAGGGTGTTAGCCGAATGCTGGAAAACCACATGGGACCACTAACCTTTGAAAAGATGGTTACTGTGGCTCCGCCAGTCACTGCCGACTTCGATCCGTTTGCGGGCACTACCAAGACTTACAGCTTTGGGTTTATGCGCAACGAAGAGGATATTCCAGGCATGAGGCGCGCAGGATCACAAAGCTGGGCAGGGGTTTTAAACAGCCATTATTGGTTTGATCCCACATCTGATCTGGCCGCAGTGATTATGACGCAGTCGTTGCCGTTTGTAGAGCCACGCTGGATGAAAACTTACGAGGCGTTTGAGCGGGCCGCATACGCCAAATGATGAACTATACCTGTGTCGGGTTGTATGCTTAACGCCCGACACAGGATTAAGTGCTGCTTAAAATATTGGGGGTGCTTTAGCCATCTTAGCCATGCGCTACTTTAATTCATTCTCTATTTTGTTAGCTTCGTATGGCTTCATCTTTTTCCATTTGGCACTTTCAGCGCGAGTGTGGCCACAGCCAATGCACCAGCCGCTTGGGCCAGTAAATTGACAGATGTCTACACATGGACTTTTACGTTTTTTCATTTGCGGCAACCTAACTAACTAAGACCAAAGGTCAACTTAATGGCAATCACAGCGAAGGCACCGCGGGGCGGCATCGTCGAAGAAATTAATGGCGAAAGCTACACATTTCTGTTGCGAAGTCGTGAAATAGAAAGGTTCGAAGACTTACATCGGGGGATATTTGATGTTTGGGACGGATTTTTTGGTAGAGGTCAAAAGCCTACGTCATCTGAGGTTAAAGACATCGTGGCTCTTGGCCTCACTGGCGGTGGCAAGGCAGACGCGGAAGCTGATCGCATTGTTGAAAAAGCAAACCCAGCGGATCTATTCAGGTTTTACCAGATTGCTCAAGCGGCACTCGGCGTAGCCTTTATGCCAGATGCCTTTGACGAGGCTGAACTCAAAAAAAAAGACATGACACTGGACGACGCGGCAGTCGTCTCGATGTCCCAAAAATCATCGCAAATGGCATCGTAACTGGCCTCAAACCTAATGAGATCAGGGATATGATCCCGCGCGACGTCTTCGTTGTGTTTGAGGGATGGCAAAAAGCGCACAGCCCAAGCAAAGCAGGCGCAAAAGCACCATCATTAAACGAAGCACGTGAACTAGCGGAAAGGTACGCGTAATGGCGATCACAGCGCAAGAATTGAACGTCATACTTTCGGCGCGAGATAAGCAGTTTACGCAGGCCATGGAGCGCAATCAGCGTCGTGTGGAGAGGTTTACTGCCAAGACGACGAAAGACTTAAGCCGCACGACAAAAGCCTTTAATAGCATGGGCCGCGCCGCACGGTCTTTAGGGCCAATACTTGCAGGTTTAGTTTCTGTGCAAGCTGTCAGAACATCCGCTGATTTTGCAGTGCAGATTGGTCGTTTG